GCCCTGACTGCGATGAGATCCCTAGGGGTGAATTCTGCAATCGGTGTTTGCAGATAATCTTTAAGCTCCCGAATTGCTGATTTCAAAACATGGATCTGGCTAGTGGGTTTACCTGTGGCAGGGTTTCTGAAATACATATCAGCCCACTTGGAGAAGTGCACAACAAGGTCAGCAATGGTAGGATCTTTTTTATCGGTGGGTGTGGTTGGGATCTGGGTATCAGCCTGGGCCAGATATTCTGACAACCATTTTTTATAGTTTGCGGTGGTTTGGGCCAGACCGAATGGTCCATGGTAGGTGGTCTTGCGATTGCGTGGGTCAATGGAGTAACCCAGATCCCTAGCCTTATGATGTAAAAGCCCAGGCACTTTAATTTTCTTCATGACTACAACCCTTTAGAAAGCCAGCCAAAGTAGCTGACATGCAAAGAATCATAGCAGATGTGGTACTAAGTAGTACAGTACTACTTTTTGACCACACCTTTTTTTCACCAAACCCTAGTCGGGGATACAGGATTTGAACCTGCGACCTCTTCCACCCCAACCTATCATACAACACCCCCTAAAATCCTTGTAATCCCCTTTGATTTAAGGCTTTATGTTGCGTTTGGTCGTACTGTTTAGCATCCGTTTTCATGTGTATATAGTGGTTATTTGGGTTGAAATGTAGTACAGATTAATCCTCTTCTGGGGCATCACAAGTCAGCCTAAAAATCTTTTTAGATGCCGATGGTTTAGTGCTGGTCCAGTCCACATCCCCCACCTCTGGCACTATCGGCTGGTAGTTTTCCTTACTATCATCGGGGTGGTATAAGAGTCTGTTTGCTGCCCATCGTGCGGTCAGGATTTCGATCTTTTCCTGTGTGCCAGGCTTTGCCATGGTTGGTTCATCGGGTGGCAAAACTGGGCACCTGACGACCTCTTCACGGTCCATCCGTTCCACTCTGAAGTTTACTGGTATCTTAAGATTTTTAGAGAGGGGATTTTGATAACATTTCATGCACAGATAACGAGACTTGTGGGGCTTGAATTCACCACATAAAAGACAATGGATCATTCTGCGCATGGAAACCTTCTCCTAGGTTGTTCGTTTCCATACTGGTTTATTTTCCAATTTCCTAAAGTATCTTTGAGAATCTATTCTAATGTCTGGGTTCCATGATTTCCAATCTAATAAATGCCCGAGTACCCAGTGACACTTGGCACTGGATTCACACAAGGTGATTAAGTTATCTGAGGATAGTTCCTTACTGGGGTCAACATGGTAGGGGGTGATGTGGTGGACATTCAATTTCGTAGGGTCGGCACACCCACACCCAGCACAAAAAGGGTTGGAAATAAGGTGGGACTTCCTTACAGAAACCCACCTTGAAGATCTGGGTTTACCAAAGAACAATCTATAGGGCAGCATTGATCAGCATCTTGATCAGAACTTTCAACACAATTTTCCAGGGGATGATTGCAAATTCAATGGGTGCCCCTGCTGGTGCTGGTAGGTATTCGCCTTGAAGTTTCTCTAATAAGGTGACCACCTCAGCATCCGAGATAGGATAGTCCTGCACAGGTTCATCTTTAGGTGGGGTCAGGGGTACTTGGGTGGCAGCATACCCTGCCAAATTCCAAGCTGCGTTCAGGGCTGTTTGCAGGGGAATGGGTTTACCCCTGAGTCTGTCGATTAAGATTCCTACACCCTCAATAGGGAGGTCTTGTGGAAATGGTAGTAACATTATTTCTTCTCCTGTGATTCCAGCGAGTCTGAAATCTTTTGTGTAAGGTTAATTATCTGACTGCTTTGGTCGTGCTGGGTTTCTACAATCCGATTCAAGCCAGCTTCTAATCGGTCTAAAAAAACCAAGTGCCTTTGATGAATGGGCATTAGGATGTTATTTCCTAACCATCTAGCAGAGTTGTGTAGGCCATAACCAATTGCAATTAGGGCCACGCATGGTAGCCCTAAGCGATCAATGATAGTTAGCCAGTCGAAACTATACACAGGATTTACCACCTCTGCGTAATCTCTTCCCTAGTTGTTGGAATCTTTTCCCTTGGACTTTGGAACTGATAGCTGGCTTTGCGTTATATGCTTTGCATTCTTTGCAACTTGAATCAGCGTTAACCATCAGGGCAGCGAATAAAATAAAGCTCATAACATCTCCTCTAGATATACCAGTCTAGTTTCTGGGCAGGAAATCCTGCAAAATTACTCAGGGCAAACACTTCACCATCTGAGCAGATCCATTGAAATTCTTTAGCGGTGATCCAGAATCCACCATCGGGTTCGGAATAATACCCTGGGCTTTTCCCATGGCACACACCCCAGCTATTTTGAATCCAAAAAATATCGCCAAACTCAGGATGCAGTGCCCATGCTAGGCAGCACATCTGATGACCCCACTGGGTGACTCGTTTATTTAGAATGATGGATGGGTTACCTTTGATGGGTGGATCCATCTGGCCTCCCCAGTTAGAAGCGCAGGTCATGGGGAATCCATTGATAAGGCTGGCCTTGCCCTGCTCCCACTTGGTAATCCTTGCCGATGATTTGATCGTGTGTTTTTTTGATGCTGCTAACCAGACCTCTGCAATGGATTCACCATCACTCCACTGCATCTCGGCACTCTCTCCCCAGGTCATGGCACCATCTTTGATCTGTACTGGTGGTAGTCCTTGTGTGTTGTAGGGTAAGGTGCCAAACTTGGTGAGTGCCTCTATTGCAGCAGATCCGAAACTGCCTTCACCCTTGCCATTTAACCCTGCGAGTTCGCGCGATTTTCCGTAAGGAAGTAACCAAAAGGGGCAGACAGGATCTTCTAGCTGTCCGAGCTGCGTTACCTCAACGGATTCCAGACACCACAAAGCCATGCCTAGGCCATTGCCCACACAGCTTCCAGTTTGCTGGCTGAATGGTTTCATGTTTTTGATGAAGAGATATAGAAGTGCTTTATCTGGTTCTGCGTATTTGCCCTTGATACTAAAAGCTGGCATCCGCAATTTTATAGCTGCATCTAGGGTCACCTGTGAAGGAGTGCGCTGATCAGGGTGGATCCATCCTAGATTGTTTGGTGTCACTTCAATGTGCCTAGTGCCTTGGAAATTTCCGTGAATTTTTTAGACATGGATTTCCTTAAGCTTTCATCTAATTTGGTATCGGGATCTTCAGGAAATCCAGCCAAGTCTGATTGTATCCGCACTCTTATTTCTCGCAAATCGGATGGACTTAGCACCCTTCCCACTGCTTCTTTGCATAGGGCTAATAACTCCCCTGCGGTTTGGACTTCCTCACCCTTAACAGTGGTGGCAAAGCTGGCATAAAGGCTAGATAGTTTCTTAGCCTTGCCCTGTTTATCATCCTCACTTAGTGATACATAAAGTGATTTTAATTCCTTTTGAAGTTTGCTGGCTGCCTCATCCGGTGCTGGTATGGGTTCGGGTGGATCACCAATAATGACAGTAGTAATCACAGGTTTGCTGGCTGCATCCCCTTTAGCAGCATAGGCTAGGACTCTGTATTTACCAGGACTATTTGCGCTCACTACTGCGGTGGTACTGTCTCGTAATAACTCCACAGGAAACAGATTAAGCCCAACATCAAGGACCACCCATTGCACTGACTTGCAGTCGGTCACACTGGGGATGCTGATGAATTGCCCTGGTTGCCCATGGATTTCTAAGGGAATGGTAACCTGTTGTCCAACTACTAAAAAAAAAGATATTAGTATTAGGTTCATGGTTGCGCCTTAAGTAGTTTGCGTATTGCTTTGATTTCTGCTTTGGTGAGGAAGTTATCCTCTTGCTCTGCGTCACGCTGCGCTTTCTCTGCTTTGCGTTTAGCTTTTTCCTCTACGCTGATGTCCTTCACCTTGGTTTTCTGTGTCCATTTGCCCTTCACCTTTTTCGGTGGTTCAACTTCCGTGTCTTGTGTGAGGTGGTCGGTTTGCGGTGTGTCCTCAATTTCGACAAGCACATAAGTGCTGCCTTCAATCTCGCCACCCTGCCAGCCATCGCCAAAGGATGTGTTTGGGTGGTCACGCTGTGGATAGGATGGAAACTCAAGGACTGTGTCACCGTTTATTTTTGCGTATTGCATGGTTGATTAGCTCCGAGTGAAGATTGAGACTGTGGCCGACCCAGAATTAGCAGTGTAAACACTAGCATCGTCAGAACTAATGCAGATTCCGAAAGGGCTTGTCCCAGTTGCAATGGTGCTAGTTCCAGACAAAGCTCCTGTTGAAGTGTTTCGGCTAAAGATTGAAACTGTCGTACCTCCTAAATTAGTTGCATAAACACTTTTTCCATCTGCGGAAATACAAATGCCGTAAGGTTGTGCGCCACTTGCAATAGTACTAGTACCAGATAAAGCCCCTGTTGAAGTGTTTCGATCAAAGATAGAAACTGTCGTAGACCCTTCATTGCTTACATATACATTTTTACCATCTGCCGAAATGCAAACAAAAAGTGGTTGCCCTCCTGTTGCAATGGTACTAGTTCCAGATAAAGCTCCTGTTGAAGTGTTTCGGCTAAAGATTGATAAAGTCGCTGCTCCATAATTACACACATAAACGCTAGTGCCATCTGCGGAAATACAAACGCCTCTAGGGCTTGTCCCAGTTGCAATGGTGCTAGTTCCAGACAAAGCCCCTGTTGAAGTGTTTCGGCTAAAGATTGAAACCGTCGTACCCCCTAAATTAGCTGCGTAAACGCTAGTGCCATCTGCTGAAATACAAATGGCGTAAGGGTTTGCCCCGGTCGCAATGGTACTAGTTCCAGACAAGGCTCCTGTTGAAATGTTTCGGCTAAAGATTGAAACTGTATTTGAACTGAAATTAGGAGTGTAAACACTCTTTCCATCTGCCGAGATGCAAATCCCGAAAGGAAGTGATCCAGTTGCAATGGTGCTAGTTCCAGACAAAGCTCCTGTTGAAGTGTTTCGGCTAAAGATTGATACTGTATCGTTAAAACAAGAAGCATAAACGCTGCTGCCATCTGCGGAAATACAAACGCCTCTAGGGCCAGATCCAGTCGCAATCGTGCTAGTACCACTCAACGCACCAGTAAACACTTTGCCCCTACTCACACCCATGATTTTTCTATTAATAGGCATTAGAAGTTCTGGCCTCCAACCATTGCAAACCATGTAGTACCGCCATCCCATGTTGTGAGACAAAAGATATCTACTTTGTTATTGGTACTTGTGAGTGTTGGTGCCGTACCACCAGAGGCCCACTTAATTGCAGCACCCCATGTCACTGCTCGAGCCGTTCCATCCATCGTGAATGCCAGAGTGATTCCGAAAGCTGAACCTGTGGTCGGTATGTTGCTTATGGTAAGTGTCGTGATCGCTGCATTCAGCGAGACATGAAACACATTCCCAAGCGCACAGTTTAGCGTGAGCGTTCCGCTGGAGATCGTTGGTGCGGTTTTCGTTTCGATAAGGCTGGTGATCGTTGCACTTGTGAGCGTTGGTGAAGTGGCAAAAACATTTGCCCCTGTGCCAGTTTCATCCGTGAGGCATGAGGCAAGATTTGCGCTTGATGGTGTAGCCAAGAAAGTTGCAACGCTAGTACCGAGTCCGCTTACACCTGTTGAGATAGGAAGTCCGGTGCAACTGGTTAGCGTTCCAGATGTTGGTGTGCCAAGAATAGGAGTCACTAGCGTAGGTGATGTCAGCGAAAGCGTGTCACCGCTTTGAAGTTCTTGCACCGTGGTCGTATTGATTACTAACGGGAATCTTGCTGCCATGTTTTCTCCTAGGTGACGGTTATATTTACGGTGCTGCCACCAAACAAAAGCACTGGCAACGAGCCATTAGAAATACTGACATTGGTCACACTGCCACTAAATAGCGTGACAGGTAGCGCACTGGATGTGGAAGCACCGATCTGGACAACGCTAGCGGTGCCGTTATCCTTCTTGGCATAGAGCTTGCCATCGTAGGTGTTGAGCGCAAGTTCACCAAGAACCAGATCCCCAGTGGTTGGCACCTTTGCAGCTACTGCGCTTTGTTTTATCTTGATTAGATTGGCCATGTTAGAAAGTCCCGCCATCTAAAATAATTCCACTTCCCAAGCTGGTCGCTGATAAAACTATGGTGCCGTTGATGTAATAGGATTTCGCTGATGCGATGTTGATATGCTCGCTGCTTGTCCAGGCATCGGTTGCATCTACCCAGTTCCATGTTTTATCGCTGAGACCTTTGATGGTAATCCCACCTTGATCTGCACCCGCATCGGTAGTGGATGCGCTAGCAAGAACAATGTTCTTGTCGCCTACTGCCAAGGTCGTTGAAGAAATCGTGGTGGTCGTGCCGTTGACGGTGAGGTCACCACTGAGAACCAAGCTAGTGCCAGTCGCCACTCCTATGTCAGGAGTGATAAGCGTAGGACTCGTATCAACTACGAACTTTGATCCGGTTCCGGTCTGGCTAGCAATTACAGTTGCATTACCACTGCTTGTGATAACTCCGGTTAAGTTGGCGTTCGTGGTCACTGTTGCTGCCGAGCCGGTGGTGTTCTGGTTCAGCGTAGGGAATGTGCAATTGGTTAGGTTACCGCTTGAAGGTGTGCCGAGTGCTGGTGTCACCAGCGTAGGCGAAGTGTTCATGACAAAGGTGGTGCCTGTGCCAGTTTGCGAAGCGATTGAGGTTGCGTTCCCGACTGATGTGATCGGGCCAGTCATGTTGGCATTTGTGGTGGTTGTTACTGCGAAGTCAGGGCCACCGATTGCGATTACGGATGTTGCCACCCCAAATGAGTCATCACCTAGACCGTAGTAAAGAATCCTCCCGCCTGAGTTCTCGTTGAAGGCCAGCTCCGCTGAACCCAAAGTTGTAGGTGCGCCAGTGGAGCCACCTATTCTGCGCTTAATTCTGATCGTGTTCGCCATGATAAAAAGTCCTTAGTTAAAAGTTACCTTCAGAAATTACCACCATCTAGTTTATTAGTGTTGACCCACTGCGTGGAAGCCGATGAATATTTTAAAAGGTCACCATCTGCCACCCCAGTAATGGTGGTATCGGTGAGGCCATCGAGGGTCGAAGAACCAGCAGCACCCGCAGCTCCGGTCAACCCTCGGCCATCGTAGACTGTGACTAGCGTTTCGCCTTGCGTGACTGTGACGATATCGGATTCTGTGACCACTACGATGTCTGGCATTATCGGGTCACCTCCGCTTTCACATTGAAAATACCTTCAATCAATCTGATTACTGTTGATCCGGTGTATAGCTCCAGATCATAGAAGTATCTGCCAGGCGTAAGGGCTTCCATGGTGGCAGCATCGACTAATAAATCAACAGTGCCAGCGGCACCACCTAGCGTGATTCGTGTGTTTTCGGTGGTGAGTTCTAGTATTACGGTTGCGCTCGCTGCGGTGGGTCGTACTTGCATCGCTGCGGTGTAGCCTGTGAGATTGGTTTCGACCTCGTCAGCATCGGTATAAAGAATGGTGCGGGCTAAGGTTGCACCCTGCTCAGCGTTAAATGTGTACTGTCCGGCTGGCATAATGATCTCCTAGAAAAAATTACCACCATAGTGTCATCAGCCGTCTGACTCAGGGTGCTGGACTTATACCCCTCATAGCTAACCTCTTCACTTGCCATTTTTGTTCTTTCGTGGCTGCATCAACCTTGCTTGGATCTGCCTGATAGTTACCCTGATCAAACTGGGTGCAATATCGCTAGGCTTTTCAATGATTTCAATAATCAGATAACCTGCAGAAACCACATATAAACCAGTGATGCCCTGATAATGCCAGTGATTATCCTTACCTAAGCTTACCCCAGCTTTGATGGCATCTCCAAACAGTAGAGATTGAGTCCAGCTAGGATGCAACTCAAAGTGAATAACCATGGCTGAATCCTTTAGGGGATGGAGATAGAAAACTGAAAATTGCCCATAGGTGCTGTGGCGGTAAAGGTAAAGACGATGGTTTGACCTGCCGAAACTGGACTTGTTCCTGTGTAGTTGCTGTTCCCTGTAAGGCTGTGCAGGACGGTACCACCAAGACTAATGGAAGCCGTAGGGGTTCCATAAAAGTCTGAAACATAAATGTAATAGTTAAGGGTACCACCCACTGTGGTGGTTAAGGTGAGTGTTTGCGTAGTGCCGTCACCTTTGATTAGCCCACCATTGCCATCAGACCCGCTTGTGTAGCCAATCAGATCACCCGTACCAGTACGGCTAACAAATGTAGCAATTTCTGTACGCAAAGGAATATAAGGAGGGCCACCCACAGTTAGCTTATAATTCACAGTAGCAAAACATTCAGAGACTTCAGGGGCTGTAGGTGCGGTAGCATTTTGGGCTAAGATTCCTGACTCTCGAAAAAGAACAAAAGTCATAATGCCTGAAGTAAACCCTGCTGGATTATTGTAAATCCATGAACCATCATAGGCATATGTGCTTGGTGGGGTTTTGTAAAACCTAATGGGTCGATAAGTGGTCATGTAATTAGTAGTGGTAGTGCCACCTATCTGGCTATAATAACGATCAAAAAAAACATAACCAAAACATCCATTACCCAAAGACTCAGATTTTAAAACCATAAGCTTTAACCGAACCTTATTAATTACATTTACTGCCAGCGTGAAGGGATCGGACTCGTAGGTTCTGTCACTTATTTTGGAAAGCACGATAGTGTCAGGAAGATCTGGCGTGTAGTCGTTGGTTGTCCATCCTCTTGTTGGGTAGGCGACCCCTGCTGGCCTTTCTAGTTTGGTTTTTAAACCTTGTTCATAACTTCTTTCTAGCGTGATTGTTGCTGGCAACAGTTCATCTACATAATCACCAGTAAAAACAGGGGTTATAGTTGCTGGGAAAGGGCCGAAATAACCACCAGAGGATACAAGGTTTAAAGTAGGGATAGTGTCAAAAACATCCCCTGCACTTATACTGGCAAAATTGGTAAAAACTATTGAGCCACTATAAGACGCATTCATTACATTATAACCGGCATCTGCGGTGCCATCTAAACCTAGCTCGTAAAATGCGGTGACTTGTAAAGTGCTGACATTGAGAAGCAATTTTATTTGAAAAGATACATTAATAATAGAACTATAAAACCCAGTAACTTTGTGTTTGCTATTGTTGTACAAAATAAAGGTCCACGGGCCTCCAAAATAGCCAGCATCAACTTTTGTTTTTGGATATGTGTCTCCGTAGCTAGTGACAACCCCATCAAATCTGTAGGTGTTATCTCCTACATAAATGTCATAGGTGCCATTAATAATAGTTGCAAATTCGTTTATATCTCCCATGTTTAAAAATCCGCTGTCAACATACCCAGTGACACCTACACCACTAACACTAAAACTTATCTTCTTCCTTATTTTTTCAGGCCCGGGCATTTCAAAAAGTGAGTTTGGATCTGTGTTGTAGGGTGGTGGTAACTGCGTATCAAATATCTCATCCTCACAGCATTCCAAATATAATGGTTTTAATCGGTATGAATGCCCTGCCTGACGAAAAGAAAACAGATCGCCAGCAGTAGTGAAGATAATAGGAATCTTGTTTTCTGCGTTTTCATAAGTGGAAGCAAACCCAACATGATATGCAGTAGGGCCGTAAGTGGTTTTCTGAAAAAGATAATACAAGGAACTAGCGTCAGACCCTCCTGGCAGATTTGATATAGAACTACTTTTCACGAATCGTCCAGCAACAGATCGGCCTCTGATCATTTCTAAATTATAAGCATCTGCTGGGCCACCCCATAACCCAGTTGCAGAGTTGTAAATGTAGTAGCTTGCATTCAAATTAAAGGTTAGGCCATTTTCATTTAAGATCATGAGATTAGCCCATGGGATCTTATGCGAGCTAGAAGAAGGTTAACTTGCGTTTTCAAATCATCAATCGCTGTTTGGGTTGTAGAGACTGCGGTGGCCAAGTCTGCGCTAGAAATCGTGTGTGCTGCAACATCGGTAACCGCAGCTTTTCGGGTGCTTACCACAACATTGCCACCAACCGTCAAGCCTGCTGGTGTTGCTGCTTGAAGGTTCCAGCCCTTCACACCACTAGAGTTTGTACTGTAGGAATAATAATTACCTGGACTGGCAACATCATTCAATAGTTCCAGTGAGGTAAACACACTCGAATGATTGGGATTTCCACCACCTGACAAAGATTTTGTGGTGGTTACATTGGGTGATGTAAATTGTAAAGCATTAGCATTTCCACTGGTTCCTAAATTACAGATAACTGATTTATAACTAGCACCTGAATAGGTGTTCGGTGTGTCGGTTAACCCTAGGAAGTCTGCTGCTGTTGGTGCCCCTGAGAAGTTAGGGCCAAACTCTAAAGCATTAGCTGCTTCATTGACCATAACAATTCTTGAAGCATTGCCCACAAAGCTTTTAGGCACAACATCCACCAGCCCTAAAAAATTCTTAAACACTGCGCCATCATAATCAGAGGTAGTTAAGCTTGCAGTGGTCACTCCTATACCGCTGCCATCGGTATGACACACAACCCCAGTGACTACCTCAAAAGTGGAACCGCTGCCAGTAACCACCGCTGGGGCAGGTGGTAACCCTATCAGCACCCTTGGCTGTTCGCTTGAGTTGTACCCAAAGATTGTTCCTAGATAGAATCCCTTGCCTATGCTCGGTGCTGATTCACTTGCTAGCTTAGGTGTGAAAGTGGTGCAGGTAATCCCACCAGTGACAACACCATCAGTATTATTCTTTCCCCATTGCATTAGACCTGCAGAATCCACTCCTGAGTTGATTGGATAGCAAGTTACAGCCCCACCAATAATCCAAGCCTTAACTGTTTCGTCATAGGTGCAGGTAACTGTGGCTGGAACATAACTCCAAATAAATGCAGGTGCATGATCTAATGGGATTTCATCATCAACCTCTGAATTGAAGGTGCCATCCTTGGATTTCTTCAGAAGTCTTAGGAGTTGCTTTGCTGTCTCGAATTCAAATGCTACTGGATCTGGCATTAGAAGAATCCTAGTCCTGGTAAAGTGGAATAATCGATGGTTCCGTAGACATCCGCACTGGCAAAAACTACATAGCTATTAGCAGCACCCGCAGCAGTTTTCTTCCCTGCTCCATTTAATCTCACTGGTTGCGTGATTTTTACCCCACCCTCAAAGATCGGTGCCCTCTCACCATCATCTTTCCTAATCCGATAGCCCATATCTAAAAGGTGCATATCCCACCCTATCACTGTGGTTCCATCCGTGGGGCTTAAGCTGGTGTTAATCTCTACCTCATAAGTCAATCGCCAGTATTGAAGCTTCCCCTCAAGAAGTAATTCCGTGTTGATGTTCTTAATCTTCCCAGTCTTTGCTGGGATGCTCAGAACACACCCAGTGCCTGTGGTAAATGTCACACTGGTAGAATTCACTTTGCCAATGTAAGTGGCTAGGGTGTAGCTGTTAATAGATTTAACATTGCAGCCAATACTGAAAATAGGTCTGAACTTTTCTATGGTGATCGGTGGTACAAATGGATCGCCTGCAGAGTTGTTAATGTTCGGAACGATATAAGGGAATGAAACAAAGTTTACCTTAAAGTCGGGTGGTCTTAAGGTGGGGTTGGCTTCCCTGTCTGCGGGTTTCTGCCCTGCCTGCTGGGTTTCCACTTGGGGTGGTGGAGTGCTGCCACCACCAGCACCACCTGAGTTGCTGGAAGATGCATCTGGATTGGATGAATATTCTATCGTGACTTTCCAAGTCTTTGGATCATCCTGCTCAGGACTGATGTTGACAGACTGAGCGTATGAATCATCATCCCCAGGGAAAAGATCGCCAATCTGAGGGCAGTTAATATGCCCATAAATGGCATCATAGATATTAATATCAGTCTGCTCTAGGGAGTCGGTGTGAACGATGAAAGACCGCGAAAAAGTGTTCTGGTAACTCTTATCCAGAGTTCCTTTTCTTTCCTGCCATAGCTCTTCAAATAGATCAATAGCCATGATGATTCCTAAGGGTTAAGGGCCACTGCAATTTGCTGAGGTCTTGGCATTGCTGCGGGTAGATTCTTAATAGCTTCTGCAATTTCTCTGGCAGCTTCTAACTGTTGGGCTTCTACCTCTGCAGCAGCTTCCATGAGTTGGCGAATTTCTTCTTGGACATTTTTGCCTTTGCCCATCTCATCAACTTTGACTTGGAATTCTGCAGCCGATCCAGCCTGCACTGCGGATGCAAACTGCTGTGGACCGCCTAGGCCAGTAGCTTGTTTAAGTTTGGCAATGGCATTAGCACTGCCAAGAGCAAAAGCCCTAACACCCTCAGGGCCTTCATTGAGCATGCCTTTAAGTTTTGCTACTTCATTTTCGTACTGCTGTAGTGGTGTGATGTTATCGGCAAAGAACTTTTTCCAACCTGGTTCTTCTATCCGCATGGGCTTCTGGACTTCATCACTAAGCTTTTGCCACTGCTTATCAAATTCTGCCAATTCCATCTCAGCTAGCTGCATCTCTTCTTCTAATGCTGTTAGCCAAGTTCCACCCCCATTGGATGCAGGTTGCATCATTTCATTAATATCATCAGGACCAAAGCCACCACCAGCACCACTCATATCTGTATCTGCTAAATTCTGTGCGTTCTGCGCTGCAAGATCAAAAGCATTAGCTAGGTTGTTTGCTGCATCAGTTGCTGCAATGGTGTTGTTACCTATGGTGGTTATACCATTGGCTGCATCTGTTAAACCTAATCCCCAATTTACAGTTGCTGCCCCTGCATCAGATATTGGATTAAGTATGTTGTCCTGAATAGCCTGTGCCCAGGTGTTGCCCTTCTTTAAAACAGTTCCACCAACCTTTATGAAATCCACTGTGAATCCAATGATCGTTGAAAGCGCATCAATCATCGGCTTAAGATCTTCTAGCATTTGTGATGCTGCGTTTTTAACTGACTGCAACATTTCATCAATCGTCATTTTTTCAGTGAATATTACCCACTCATCAATAACACCAGCTAAATTATCCATCACCATCCCAGTGGTAGTGGAAACAAATGCACCAATCTTTTGTAATAGGGGTTCTAGATCCTCAGCCTTTTTAAACACTGAATCAAAAAAGTTGGTTACAGTATCACCAAGGTTGACTAAACCAAAACCCTCTAGAAGACTAGTTCCCAGTTTCTGCATCAGCACTTCAATATTATTGGTAACCCTGCTCCAAACTCCTGAAAAACTGTTAGCAGATTCCTGTGCTGCTGCGGTCATGTTTGGCATATTGGCTGCATCTTGCAAACCCACTGCTGCATCTGTAACAGATATCAGGCCTGCTGCTACTCTGCGCTTAAGCTCATCAACACTGATTCCCATCCTGCTTGCCATAGATTGAAAGATCGGGATGCCCTCTTCTTCCAGTTTGCCCAGGGCTGACATGGTTGCTACACCTTCACTAGCCATGTCTGCGAGTTTATCTGTGATCAGTGCTACGATCTTTTCGGGATTTCCTAAAGCTACACCAAGTCTATTAAAGTCTTTGATTAATCCAGTAACTACATCGGGTCTGAATTTCATCTGACTTAATCGGGTAGCTGCTTCACCTAGTGCATTGAAGCTGGCACTAGGGCCAGTCTTCATGATGTCCTGCAAACCTTTAGCGATCCCTTTAAATCCGGTCAGTGCCTTAAGCCTGTTATCTAGTTCCTGAAACTTACTTCCAGACTCAATAACCTTGGCACCCAGATCAATTACAGAGGATGTGATTTTAGTTACCAGATTTAATGCACCATCAAAGATCTTGCTGAATGCGGATGTGAAAAATCCGATGCCGAGCATGTCGGTGATTTTCATGCCACCTTTAGATTCTTTAGATTTTTTCTCTTCTGGTGGTTTTCTAATTCCTAATTTTATTTCAGCATCTGCCAACTTCTTTTCAGCCTTTTCCAATGCTGATAATTCCTTGGCTAACTTGGCAGCACTGCCATCAGCTATCATCATCTGCCGAGATTGCATATCCAGTTTCTTATTAAGTATGTCTGTTTCTGCAGACATCTTCTTTGCATTGGTGACATAGGCAGCCGTGTTCTTATTCTCTGGAATTGGTGGTGGCTTGATCGGTAGTGGTGGGGGAATTCCCCTGGCCTTATTCTCTGCAGCAATCAGCTTCTGTTCCTGCTGCTCTAACCTGACCATCTCATCATGAAGCTTTTTAGTAGCCCCTGAATCCACATTCATTTGCCTTGCTTGCAGTTCCAAAGCTTTGGATGCTAGATCGGTCTTAGACTTCAGGTTAATTTGTTCCTGGACAAACTCAGGGGTGTTGGTGTCGATCTTGGGTGGTTCTACTACTGCGGGTGGTTCGATGATCGGTACTGGTTGATTAATACCCTTCACTTTATCTTCAGCTAATGCCAGGGCTTTTTCCTGTTCTTCTAATTTCACCAGTTCATCATGAAGGGCTTTGGTTGCCCCACTGTCTAGGTTCATCTGCTTAGCTTGCAGATCCAGCTTTCTAGCATTGATGTCTAATTCTGCATTCAATGTTTTGGTGCTAGCTGCATAGCCTATAGCCTGATCATCCACAGCCATCATGGATGCAATCACATTTTTGTTTTCTAGGGCCAACAGCTTTTGCTTCTGGGTGTTCAACTCAATTAGCAAGGTATTATTCTTGAATGCTGCATCCGTCTTCATCAGATTGTTTTCAAGCTCTTTGTAGCCTGTCTGAAGTTTAGCAGTCTGGAATTGTAATTCGTTTTCATCCTTCATCAGTAACAGGGTTGCGCCATCTAATAGCACCATCTGATCCACTGCAAGCTTAGCTGCTGCAGATGTCTGCTTAAACATGGTGGCATTGATGGAACTAGATGCTGCAGCCTGTTGGAGTTGATCCAAAGACAATGTAACCTTTTCCGTTGCGGTGGTAACCTTATTCGCATCCATAGCTGCTGCAATGCTGCTATTACCAAACGATTGAACTTTTGTGGATGCTGTGTCTAAGGAAGATGTGAAGCCTGAAAGATCTGCTGTAACACTTAGACTGGCTCTTCCTAGAGATGTATCTGCCATGGTCTAAGTCCTTTTTTTAGTAACCAGCCCACCTAACATTGCTGCTATCTGTGCGGGTGTTTGCCTTTGCTCTACCCTCTCACCCATCCAGTCAGGGATAAAATCACTTAGCTTATGTTTGCTAGTGCTAGTGCAAGCCACTTGGGTATGCTGAACGGATCCAGCTAAGAAATCTAACCTTGCATCCCCAATGGGTTCGATCCGAGAGAAAGCCACCCACTCCATCATTTCACTGTGGCTCATCTCTTGCTCGATCTCTGACACCATCTTTTTTAAGTGGCCAGCCAATCTAAATAAAAATAATCTAGATGGGCTTTCCCTTAGTTTTTTTCCGCATCCTCTACTGCACCTGCACCAATACGATTTATTTTCAAGATCGCATCAAAGATCTTTTCCAAGATCGTTGCAGGTAACACATTCACTTCTGAAATATCAGCCTCAGTGAATAAGGCTTTGCCCTGTTCATCGCAGCACCCTTTAATGAGCATCCTTGCTCTAAGGTTGTCAGGGGTTTTATTCTTGACTCGTGCTGCGTTGAATTCGTTGTCTATGCTGTCTCGTTCACCAACTGTCAGACTTCTGACCCAGACAGATCCTTCCCACTCGGGTACCAAAACCTCTTGCCTGGGCAAGTTGTCTTTTTTTGCAAGGATCTGTGATCGTGATAAAGCCATAACAAAAGACTCCTATTAGTCTGGGTAACAAATACCCGAGACTTTAACAGTGAAAGTACACTTGATCAGTTCATCACCCACAGCAATGGAACTAATGCCCCTGCTTGTGATAAATCCATTAACAGTAATCGAAAGGGTAATAGGTGCAGGAATGGCTATGACAAAATTGGATGCAGTCCTTGCCACAGCTAAGGCATTTAAAGCAGCAAAATTTGTTGCGTCTAGATTGCACTCAAAGGTCATTTCCCCTGCATCCTCTAACCCAGCTATAAACTCATGAGCTTGATTAGCTGTGCTTAAGTTCGTTACTTGGATCGAACCTATTTTGCTAACTGGTGGAGTTATAGAAATAACTTCAGCAACAGCACTGCCAGCAGTAAGGGTAACACCATAAGTCGATTGAACTGCCATAATTCTAGCCTCCAAAAAAGTCGGTTACAGTTTCAGTAAATAAGACCACCACATCAATCGTTGCTCGGTGGATCCCAGTATCTTTTGCAGATTCCAGATCCCACCCCACATCCTCAGAATCTAATCTGGACTGATGGATGTAAGTGGTGTTCCAGTTCCCCTGAAACCCATCTACTCTCAGTCTAATGGATTCAACTATGGTTTCGCAAACTGTACGGCTTGCAGCAAAAATGTCACAAGTTATCCTTGCAGTGCAAACACCAGTAGCCCCACGCAAAGTCATCTGCCTATCCACAGAAGTTTTTTCATAAACCAAAAGTGGCAACAGTGCATTCTGCGGGCTGGCATCTGGATAGATCCTAGTTCCCAGCAGTGCTGTGATAGATCCTTCACCAGTCAGGTATGAATAAAAATCAGCTTCAATCATTTCTTTACCCCTATTTTAGAGATAATTTCAGCCATCTTTTCTGAGAATCTATTGAATATTTGTGATCCAGCAGCAGCAAGGGCATTCTTCATGAATGGTTTTGCCGTTGCACCAGGATGCTGCCAGCTTTTAAATCTGCCAGGCATAACTGGACCCACAAAGCTTTTCTGTTTTTCTTTGCGTCTTGGTGAAACTGTGTGCGGTGCTGCCCCTCTTTCAACAAGATGAGCATATCTAAATGGCTCAATTTTAAGACCGTTTTTTAATGTGATGGAAGTGCCAAACTTTGGACCCACTAGTCCTAATATTTTCTTTTTACTTCCCCTGCCAAACTTTTTGGCCTTCACTGCAATAGACTTCCTTAATAGGCCAGTCCTGCCAGACTTATTTTTATTGCTTCTTTGTTTTGGTGCATTAGCTTTCACTTGCTTCTGCAGGGGCTGCAAAGCAAAGCGCATGGCACTAACTAACTTTCCATCACTCTTCCCACCTGTTAAATCTTTGAAGGTTTGCAACAGGGCATCTAGACCCTCTATTGAAACCTTGCCCTTCTTAATCAAAAGTGATTTATCTAGTTTGCTCATTAGCTCACCACCTCAACACAGTCCACCTGCAAAGTGTGGTTGCCTTCATCCACATTAATGATGGATGCAATATCAAAGATTCGCGCATCCATTTTGATTCGGTGCCCATGCTCCAAACCATCAAACCATCTCAGGGTGATCCGGTGGGATACTTCTGGCCTAACCGATTTTGCATAGAATCCTTCTCTGGATGTGAGTGGGATTATTCCTGCCCACCTTGTTTGGGATGTGGTCCAACTCATCACAGGTTGCCCCATGTCATCGCTAGTTGATGTCTGTGTTTGAATCTCCACCCTATATTGCAAAAGACCTGGTCGCATTAGTGGTAGATCCCTGTGGTGTAGATCGTGACGATTGAAGCCACTGCCATTGGAACTTCTTTAAGATCAGTATCTGTGACCGCTGATCGGTTTTCATATAGATGGGCCACATAGAATAACATTCCAGATTTCAATAATTTAGGAACCAGTTCTGCCGTACTGTAGCCAGTGGTGTAACTGACCTGCACAGCGTTCACCACTTCTGCGGTGGCTGGCCATGACTGATTAAAAGCTGGTGTGATTCTCGCTGGGTTAGACACTAGGTCTTCTATCCAGTTAGCCAAAGTCTGTGTAGTGTTTTGGGTGTCTGCGTAGCTGATATCTTCTACAGATTGGACTGGGCCTCTCGGCAGATAAATGATGTCATCGAAAGAATCCAAAGCCAGTAGGATTTCCTGACTGGCTATGGATATTTCGCATTGCGATTCAAAAAACATCCTTGCACTGGTGATGCAGCTATTTAAAAGCGCATCATCATAATTGCCATCAATCCTTAGATGGCTTTTTACTTCTGACAATGTCAGAGGTTCGGTTATCGGTGGTGTCACTACCTGAATTCTGCCCTTGATTTCCATGATCTCTTACCTCAGGTATGACTTTGGAACTGGCCTTTTCTTTAGCTGCTGGTGTGGCAGGAGTGGCATAACCAATCCTGCACCATTCAGCACCTACATCATCAGGCACATCTATGATTAGGCCAGCGTTGGTGTCTTCCCAAGCACTGGCCACACTGGTTAACATTTTTATTTTCATTATGCGCCTGCTGCCATTAATAGGGACCAGATTGGGTTATAGGTGGTAGTGTTCCCAGTAAGGACACAACCATCAAACCTACTGAATGCTACCCAGCCGATTTGAGCAAGTGCTGCATAGGTTTCATTTTGGCGAACCAAAGTGAGACCACCAGAACCTACTACAGTACGGACAGTATAAGCAGACAGATCACCAAAGATGATAGGCTTAGTCGAAGCAGCAGCAGATGCCATGTTGTTGTTTAAGACAACAGGATAGCCAAGGATGGTAGGAAGTCGGCCAGATGCATCAACATAATTGGAAACCAAGATCGGCCTTCCAGCAGTATCCAGGATAGATGCAATCTGATTCATGGTGGTTGAGTTCATCATGAATGCACATTTAGGGCTAGCCCTGTGTGCTGGATCAACATTACCGATTAAGGTCATGATGTTAGCCACAGTGATTGCAGTGGCACTAGCAACAGCAGTGGAAGCATTGGCACCCACTACTATGCCAGTTGGCTGGGAACTTCCTGTGCCTACGCTCATGTGAGTTTCAGTAATTCTACCCAACCTTGTGCCTGCCACTTTTGCTACAAGGCTTTCAATGTCAATCAAAGAATCTTCAAACAATTCATAGGAAGTCAGAATCTGTTTGGAAGAATACTTGTACGCATTCAAGGTCTTGGTAGCAGTGGTAAAAGCAGTCTGGGCTGCGGTGCCGTTTTCTGATAACAGTTCACCAGTAACACCAGTTTCATCAAGCAATGGGAAATTCAGTGCAGATCCAGTGCTGGTACTGATAACAGTAGCAACTTGCATCACTGAGTTATAATCTCGCAAGGCTTCTGTGAGGGTGTCATAAAAACCAGAGTTAGTTAATGCACCACCGATGCCAGCAGAGCCAATGCCCTGGGCAGCTCGGGTAGCTCCAAGGTCAAGGGTATTGCTGTTGAGGTCCAAACCAGTTTCATTAGCAGCAGCAGCGAATTCATTTCTGAATGCAGGTGTGCCTTTGGTGAACCAACCACGCAGAGCATTGGACTGATTAGCTTTTGCTTTGCGGTCTGACACATCAGCTACAAAGTGGGGTGCTGAAATCGGTGCAGACTTTCTTACACTTCGTTTGACCGATTCAAGCTTTTCCGAATTCTGTTGCATGGATGCAGAACCAGCAGCAGCATCCTCAAGCACTGCAAGTCGAACATCGATATCTGATACAGATGCAGCAAGATTATCAAAGGAAGTTTGTTCCTCTGGGGTCAATGCTCGCACTGCCAAAGCTTCCATCGAGTTAACTTTCTCGATGCGATCAAGCTGCAAGGCTTTGATTTCTGAAATACTCATAAGTATTTTTCCTTGAAAAAGAGTTCTTCAAGGTGCCCGCATACGCAGTGGCACCATGCCGGAATGCTCCGGTGGCCACCATGCGTAAATACTGCAGGGCTACACCCATTTTCACATGGGTTGGAAATGTGTCAAACTGTATGGAATGAAGGAAAAGACCGCATGCTGAATGGCTAGAAACAAGTGCTTTAATTTATGATCACGCAATTAGGTTCGGGATCATGAACTAAGGATGTGGCTTAGTTCAGGGAAATGGCTTTGCGTGAACTAAGAACAAAAAAAGCCCCTAGCTAATCCCTAGGGGCTGATGAATGTGGTGGGGCTTACCTTAACCAAGAGATATTGCTTTTAAGGTAAATATAAAATGGGGACAATATAAGAAAGACAATAAAACCTGCAATGAATATTAGAACCACCCGAATACACAATCCAATTAAATGACCCATGTTTTGTGGTGGTGCTGGTGCCTTGTTCTGATTAGCCATCGTTGCATAGATCACATGAAGGGGTATGGTTATGAACAACCCAAAGAATCCGCACATGAATGCCAGAAAGTGAAGCACAATAAAAACAGCATGACCCATGGTTCCATCCTCAGTTAGAGAGTAATGAAACCATGGTAGCAGATACCTTTTGCGATATCTAAATTATTTAATCTTAAGTATCTGCACTAGATTCATTCTCTTTTGAATCTCCATCTTTCGTTCATGCTCTAGCTCTTGATAGTACTGCAAAGATCTCAATCCTATTTCAGTATTTAAATAGGCTGGATAGGTTACTGCGCTGACATCATGCAAATCGACATCGAGCAGGGTTCTGATGTTCTTATCCCCTTCTTTATCCCAGCTATCTTTTTTGGTGATGAATGCGAATGACATCTGGGTAACATC